TTTATAGCATCCTCATCGTATCTACGTGTTACGTCGTGCGTCACGGGATTTAACGTGAAGTTAAAGTCTAAGTCCGAAAAAATTCTAGTATTCTTTGCCATAAGTTTATTTAGGTTTATTCTACAAAGGAATTTGCAGAACCCTCAGCTATTGAATCTCCATCATTTAATGGGTCACTAATCCTTGCTGCTTTTTTACCTTCAATATAGGTTTTTGATGCACCTGAAGATGGATATCTAGTATTGGCTGGGTGTACTTGATTTATGGGTGCAGTGTGATCGGCAAATTGACATTGGGCATCAACAACCCCAGCCAATATACCATTAAAATAAGTTTTCCTTACTGGAGTAGAAATCATGGCTGTTGGTGGCCATGCGCCATGTCCAGTTGACATTTTACCTTTTTGACTTACTGCTGGCATATGATACCAATTCCTTTAGATTATTTAGTCCTGGACTCCAATTTTTATCTTCTGCTTTTATAGTATATGTTTGTGAAACAATAACTTGATTATATGTTGGACTTCCTATTGTAGTATTAATTGCTTCAGCCAAATATGAAAAAGTTTTGCTTCTAACCGTATCTGCTTTAAATGATATTACCTCGTATACTTTATCTCTACTCACAGCATCAAATACTCCAGCACCAACACCTAAAGTTGTAAGGGTAGTAAATGTCCCATCTTTTGCTCTAGTTGTGAGTGTATCATTAAAAATACCTTTGTAATATCCAGAAATAACTCCTGGATCTAAAGGAGTTGGGTAAGTACAAATAACTGTGCTCTGATTAGAATCTAATGCAGTTATTCTAATTTTATAATAAACATCTACTCCTGCTTCAACTGGTGGATCAGCAGTAGCATCGGCTGCAGCACCTGGAACATAATATTGAATTGAATGCGAGAAAGTTGCTAACTCTCCATGAGTTCCCAGCAAAGTATCTGATGGAATCCATGGCATGATTATCCTTTGGCCTGAGGTGGTGCACCATCAGCAATAAGAGTAAACCCATTTCTATTGGATGTTTTATCATTTACCATGGTAAACGCCATTTTTCTATTACCCTTTGCATTATACGCTGAATGAATCCAAACTTGTCCAGGATATCTATATTCTAAAATTAATTGATCATAATTAACAAGTTTTTCCATCTTCTGCGCCATCTCATATGTCTTATTCATTTTGTCTGGTAATAATAACGCAATGTCAACAGCAAATCCTTTACAGTGTCCAGAAGTTGGACTTTCTTGTGGGATAACTCCTTTCAATCTATATCCTGATGTAATAGTCCATTGTTTCTTATATCCACCAATACCACCTGGCAGAATTTCAAGATATTTCTCTAAAACATTTGTACATACATTGGCAAGATTACACACAATTTCTTGAACTGTATAAACTCTATCTGGTCCACCTGGAGAATCTTTTAATACTTGATCCACTAACTTATGATCATTACTTGCTATTAACATACCAAGCGTAAAGTTCTGAGATAATCTATAATCCTTTGGAAAATTAGTAGTATTATAAATTATTTTACAATCAGCTGGAACCTGCTCATTCTTTCCACCTGATGGTGCTGCTGGTGGTTCAGCTGCAACTACTGGTGGTGGATTAGGAACTCCCTGAGTTTGAGCCTGATCATTACTAAATTTGCGACCCTCTGGGGTAGAATAATCTTCTGGTGTTTCTGCTGCAGCTGCGCTTTCTATTTGACGATCAGGTGGTTGTAATTGCGGCATAATTGCGCCAACTGGAGCTCCAGCTGCTGGTGCGGGGAGATTGAAATCTTCAACATCTTGCCCACCTGATGCGCCATTGCCAAACTGCCCTTCTGAATAGTCAGCATGAAGGGTACCACCTGCTTTAATATCCATACTAGCAGCAGACTCTAGTTGAAGTGAATTAGATTTAATGCTAGCACCTTGACCTGCTTGGAACAATAAATTATTTGCAGATTTGGTAGTAATGTTATCCGCAGCAATCTTTAAGGATCCTGCTGCTTTAATCTGAATATCACCACCAACGGCGATATCTAAATCATTTGCAACTCCAATTGTTAAATTATTCCCAACAATAACATTGGCATCTTGCGCGACTTGAATATTTGCATCTGTTCTAGCGTATATGTTTGTATTTCCATCAACAGTAATATTACAATCACCACCTACATGGATATAACCATTACGCTCCATTAATATAAAATTCTCTCCAATAATATAATTGACTTGAGAACCATTGGGGTCTATTTCAGTATATGTTCCTGCTCTATGATATGTATGAATTCTTTCCTGTCCTGGAGTATCATCAAATTCTTGAACGTGGCCAGATTCAGTTTCCATTACTTTGTTGTATGGATATTTTGCACCAAAGGGTGCTAGTGGTTGTTCCCAGCTACCGTTATCATTGGCAGTTGGAACACCTGCTCTACGATTAGCATCTTTCTTTTCTACAATAGTGCCTTCAAGGATACCACGAGCAAGACGATTAGTGTCTGGTTCATTAATATAATCTTTTAATGGGTATTTGTTATTCGGATCTCTAAATCCAGTATTATCTGTTCCACTTTTTACACTCTCAGGAGATGGTCCAGGTGTTACTGGAGCATTGTCTGCTGGTGGAGTAGGCGCAGGAGTGTCTGCGCTTTTATCAACAGAACCAGTAGCCTGTGCGCCATAAAAATATTCATAGTATGTTAATTTACGTGCAGCGATGTCTGGAGAATTTACACCAACTGCTTTTTTAGCAGCATAAAAATATCCAGGATGATCCGTTGATTTAGCTGAAGCTGGCACTCGATCTTTAATATAAAGAGCAGCAACTAAGGCAGATGTATTGATATCAGTATCAAGAGAATCAGGATTGTTCACAAGGTCTAAACTAAGACCCATTTTGTTGGCCATATCCTGATATTTTTTATAATTTGCTTTACCAGTTAATTGAATAAATCCACGACCATAATATTTTCCACCATCAGCATCAGTTTGATTACCAAGAAAGTTTTTACCACGAACTGATGGACCATATACCCAAGAGAAAAACTGTTCTCGTGTAACACCTTTCTTTGACGCATCTGAGTATTGTTTAGCAGTTGTTTCATTAGCAAAAGAAAATATCTGTTTTAAGCGTGACTCACTATAATTGTAACCCTCTAACTGAGGAATCCAACCAGACTCACCACCTGCAATACCAAGTAATGCGCATTTTTGTTCTTTGGTTGTTAAGCCAACTTTGTCGCAGGCAGCAATAAGTGCCTTAATTCCATCAGATGCTTTACTAGCATTTGAAGAAGATTTTGGTGGGGGTACTGTTGGTATTGATGTATTTGTATTTGTTTGCGCAACTGGAGCAGGAGTTGTTTTAGTGGCTTCAGGTTGTGCAGTTTTTACTGGCTGGCCAGAACCATCTACCAAAGGTTGACCAGAAGATGTTGTTACAACACCCTCAGCCTTACTTTGATTTACTGCATCTAAATTAGTAGGTGGGTCTTTAAAGGTTATAATGTTTTCACCATAACCAGTAACTGTTTCACTAATTGTTATCTGAGTACCAGAATCAATTGTTACAATAGTACAGTTTTCAGATAACCCAAAACCAACAACTTTCATATTGGCTTTTAGTGGTGATGTTAGATTAGTTGCATTTGTTTCTGCGTCAACAAAAGTTAATTGTTTACCTGATACTGGACCAACGATAGTTTTTAAAAGTATATCTTTTGTTTTACCTGTATATTCTTGAATTGTATTTGCGCTATCATCATCAGTAATGGCAACTGGTGCAGAAGAAATGCCACCAACAGTACCAAATATTAATGGTTGCTGCATAGAATCATCAGCAAACATAATAATAACAGTAGTGCCTTCAACTGGACCAACAGGGGTTGACCCAATACCATTCATTGCAGCAGAACCAATTGACTGGATTGGTGTTGCCCAAGGAAGCTGATCAGTCGGTAGCTGATTCTTATCGTGCGTGTGCAATCCAACAATTCGAACTTGGCATCGACCAAGTTTTAATGGATCTGAACGACTTTCAACTATACCAGTATAAAACATTATTTCTTCCTATCAATATTCATTTGTAAAGAATCTTTAATTAATTCCATATTACATTCATGTCGCTCACGAGTAATATAATGGTTAATTGCAGAAACTAAATAAAAACCAGAAAACATCTTATCAATCAATTCATTATCATCATCTTTCTCACTGGCTGGTTCAATTTTATTAAGTGTTACAGAAACTTTTTGTCCAGCTGTATAATCTGCTCTTCCAGGAACAACAATTTCTATTTTATTTGCTTCCGCCATTTTCATTAATGAAATGCGTTTCTGAAGGTTTTTAAAATTAGTTGCGTCACCGAATCCACTAAAATTGGCATTATTTCTTGGGTAATTTATCAATAGTGCATTAGATCTAAAAATAGCATTATCACCAATAACAGAATTTTTGTTGAGGTGATTTAATTTATCATAATCTGTTTTTGAATCATAATTTTTTACATTATAAAGTTTTCTGTGTAAATCAAAAGAAGTTACTTTAGAAGAAAACATACCACTTCTTAATCTATCAATATAATCAAATCCAGTTGGAACTGAGATACTATCAATTCTTTTATAATCTTTATCAACATTTCTTACATCACCACTCATTAGTCCAGAACCAGTTTTATCTCTAGTATATTTGTCATAAGTAAACTCTTGATATACACCATTTGTGTATAGCGTATCTAAACTAATAAAATAAAATCCATATCTATTTTCAAAAAAGACATAATTTGGAGAGTCATTTTTATTAATAGCATATTGAGTTGCAAAATTGATTGCTTTAACAGGGGACCAAAAATTAGAAATAAATTTTATATCTTTTGTAGTTGCCTCAACATTAACTTCTTTTTTACTTTGCAAACCATTAAATGTATCTGTAACTAAAGATTTTACAATATCTGCTGGACTTCCTGAGTATACTTTACTAATTTTCTTATTTAAATCAATAATTGCTTCAATTGAAATAAAATGAAGTTGGTAAACAATGTTTTTATCACCAACCAATTCACGGTCAGATAATTTGTAAATATAAAATTTACCTTTAATATTCTTTTTAGAATCAAGGGTTGGTGTGCTAACTTCAATATCGATCATCTCCTCACCAACAAAAGGAAATAAATTAACAAGGTCAAAAGACTCTTTAAGAATTAATGATCCTGTTATGAATGGAGAGAAAATATCCTCATAAATTGAAATAGAAATAACCTGTGCGGCAACATCTTGTTTTACACCACCACTGGTACTAATATCACATTTATCAATGCTGACTTCACCAGCAAAACTTATGGTTTGATCTGCAGGCTGCATTATAGTTGATCTTTAAAGTTCTTCAATACAGTACTAATTAGATCTCTCGAGATAATTTTAATTGTTCGTTTTGACTCATTTAAGTTATCTTCATATTGTCTATTTGATATTGATGCTGCTCCAGGAATATCACTACTCACTATAAATCCGTCATAATCCACATAGTGGTGAACTGCATCTGCATTACCAGCATACTTGTCGATAACATATTGATCTAAAGCAACTTGGGTCATTGGCCAGTCAGCAAGATAATCATAACGATCATTAGCCAACATTATAACCCAATGATACTGAGCATTACCATAAACTTTTTCTGCAACAATTTCTGGAGTTTCTCCTGCAACAATATCATAGTTATCGTATACAGTTACATTAGCAAGGATATCTCTACGGAAACGAATATTTCTAGTAATATCAGTTAATGCCCATGCCTTAGTATTAGTTTCTTGATGCGTAAATGGTTGCGAAATAGTAACATACGGTGGAGAAGAGTATCCAGTTCCAGGCTCAGTAATTACAATATCAGTAATAGAACCCGATTCAATAACAGCAAAACCAACAGCAGCTACATCTCCTGTTTGTGGAGCAGAGAATGTGATAACTGCTTTAACATAACCAGAACCACTATTTGTTATTTGAACAGAACCAACAGTATCTCCAGATAATTCTGAATATGCAAAGGCTTGGGTACCAGAACCAACAGTAGTTGTTATATCGAAGTCATATAAAAACTGCGGGAAATTTTTAAAATACATTATAGACCATCCTTAACTTTATCTTTAGTAAGAAGAGCAAGTTCACGGAATGATAATGTAATATCAATCTGCGTTGGCGTGCCGTCAGGGAATGTAGTAAACATTCCATTTGGAGCATAATTAATATTCATATCAGTTAATACACAAGAAGTGTGACGATGTATTTTATCATTTTCCTTTGCACCAGCATAATAAAATATATCAAATTCTGAAGGATAAATATACACGAAATTGTTAGCATCTTTGAATTCTGGGTGCATATGTAATTTAAACATCTTAATGATATTCAATATGTTTTCTGCTTCGCCAGGATTTCTCGCGAAAAACTTATAGTCAAAACTAAATGATCTGAAATGAACACCTTTAAATACTTGTTCTTTCTTTGGATTGGCTGCCATACCAGTAGCGACTGAATTAGCAGCACCTTGTGGACCTTTTGATAATGCTAGACTAGTTAATACTGCAGCACCAGTTCCAGTAACATCACTATCTTTACCTTTAGACTGGAGTGCTTTCATTACCTCACCGCCAAGTGCACCAGCCATTGCCACTGCAGCAGTATCTTCTTCAGACCATTCCATTCCATAACTAATAGAGAGATTATTTGGAATGTGTAAAGCAATCGCAGTTTTTAAACGCTTTTGACTTCTTTGAGCATCAGGTGCATTTAAAGCAACAACACCCCCAACTACTCCACCAACAACACCACCCTTTACTGCTCCAGAAGCTGCACCCTTTACATCTCCAGTCATTAATCCGCCAGCAATAGCACCTTCCACTGCTCCTGCTCCTACGTTTGCAGCAACTAATTGTTTCTTAGATAAACCCATACCAATCAAGTCACCACGATCTCTTGGTGTATTATCTTCTACGGTTGGGGCTGAATCTCTTGTTATTAATTTAGAATCTACTGCTACATTGATATAAAATATAGCATAGTTACCACCATATCTAGAATCGTCTGCCATTAAGTCTTGAGGATATGAGAAATTTTCAATATCATATTTACCAGCATTAAATGCTGTTGGATCTCCCCTCCCTTTATACAAGTTTTCTTTCGGAGCAGTAGTTGCTGGTGCGGCTGCGGTCAATAATCCACCACCACCAGAATTTTCTATTGAATTGGGTGTGCTAGATACAACATTACCTTGGCTATCGAGGATTTTTGGCATTTATTTTTTTCTCTAAATAATAGATTATTACCTATTCTGTATCTTATTTATGTTCCATAAAAGATTGTTTAAACCTTTATACCCAGAAAAATATACGGGAAACCCGACTAATATTATTATGCGATCTAGTTGGGAGACTAGATTTGCATCATGGTGTGATAAAAACCCAAGTATTTTAAAGTGGTCTTCAGAAGAAACCATAGTCCCATATCGTTGCCCAACCGATAATAAATTACATCGTTACTATGTGGACTTTCAAATTCAAGTTCAACAAAAAGACGGTAAATTAAAGCGTTATCTGGTTGAAGTAAAACCAGCTAAACAATGTGTTCCACCAGAGTATCCTGGACGTCAAACAAAGAGATATTTACAAGAATCTTTTACTTACATAAAGAATCAAGCAAAGTGGAAAGCAGCCACGGAATATTGTAAAGATCGTGGTTGGGAATTTAAAATTATAACAGAAAAAGAACTTGGTCTTACATAACACCTAAATAAACAATATGGCCATCAAGAAACCAATTCAAGACGTTTTCGACCAAAATAAATACGATCTTTTAACTGCGGTGAAGAGATCTAGAAGCTGGTTCGAGAAACAAGTCGCCTCAATGGCGCAGCAAAACATCACCCCAAATAAAGTATTAAAGGGTGCGCCTGCAGCTATGCGACCATCTATTATGCCAGGAAACTTATACATGTATGTATATGATCCTAAAACTAAAGAGACATTACCTTACTATGATAGGTTTCCTTTAGTGTTTCCTTTTAGAAAAACCCCAGATGGATTCTATGGGTTAAACATGCATTATCTGCCATATGAATTACGTATAAAATTACTAGACCAATTGTTAGTATTTAAGAATAATAGTCGTTGGGATGAAACTACAAAAATCAAATATAGTTGGGCATTAATTGATGGAGTTTCTCGTTATGCTGCAGCTAAACCTTGCGTAAAACAATATTTATCTGGCCACGTAAGAAGCCAGTTTAGACAAATCTACTCAGAAGATTGGGCAACTGCTATGTTGTTGCCTGTTGAAAGATTTGTTGGCGCATCTAAACAACAAGTCTGGTCAGACTCCAGAAAAATTATAAGAAGAGCATAAATGGCACAATCTCCATTAAATGATTTTATATCTAAAATAAAACAAGATGGTCTTGCTAGAAATAATAGATTTCTGGTTTGTATCACCCCAAGACAACCGTATCAATTAGATCCAACTGGTTCTTGGTTACAAGATGTTTTACTATTATGTGATCAAGTTCAACTTCCTGGAACTAATTTTAATACAACTGAACTGCATACATATGGAGAAGTAAGAAAAGCTCCATATGAACGTCTATATGAAGATATTAATATGTCATTCTATGTTGATACTTCGATGTCGGTAAAATATTTCTTTGATAACTGGATGACTTATATACAAAACCCAGGAACACGAAATTTTAATTATTATGACGACTATACATCAGATATTACAATTGAAGTACAAGATCTGAAGAATCAATCTAGATACGCAGTTCAATTAAGAGAAGCATTCCCCAAAAGTATTGGCGCAGTTCAGTTGGATCAAGGAAATAAAGATATTATGAAAGTATCTATTAATTTTGCTTACAAATATTATGTAGTTGGTAATCTAAGATATATTAAGAATACAGATGGAGTTGATGGTGGTTTTGCTTCAGCTAATTTTAATGGAGATACTCCAAGTCTTTATCAACCAATATTTAACGAAACACCATCAGCAGTTGTAACGCAAAACGATCCACTTAATGCATTTATAAATCGTTTAAAGAATTTTGCTATTGGTGCAGTTGGATCTAAAGTAGTAACAAAATTACCAGGAATACTTTCAAGGAGATAAAAATGGCAGAAGAAATTAAAAAAGACGAAGACTGGATGCAAAAGAAATGGCGTCCAGCCATGGGTTGGATGTACATGATTGTATGTATGTGCGACATGGTTATATTCCCAGTTCTGTGGGCATTGCTACAAGCAGTAATGAAACAACCAATTACTCAGTGGAACCCTCTAACACTACAAGGTGCTGGCTTATTTCACCTAGCAATGGGTGCAGTATTAGGTATCTCAGCGTTTGGAAGAACTCAAGAAAAAATTGCAGGGAAATCAAGTGATTTGCCTATTACAGCAGCGCCAGCCTTTCCAGTTGGTATGTCAACATCATCTAGTGTACCTGCGGCAACATTCCAACCCCAAGTTGTAACTTCAGCAGCAGGGTTTGGTGCTGGATTCCCAGGCGACCCTCCAGTGAGAAACACACGTAACGACGGATAAATATGAAAATCGATGATACATTATCTGAGGTGTTTGATACAATGCCTCAACAAAAAGAACTTGAAGTGATTGATAATACTACTGGTGAAATTATAAAAACATCAGAGGGTAAAATTGAAAACGATTATGAAACTACAAGAACAAATCTACGTGAACTTTTAGTGACTGGACAGAATGCTTTATTCCATGCGCTAGAAGTTGCTAAGCAATCTGAACATCCACGTGCTTTTGAAGTTGTGGGTAATCTTATGAAACAATTGGCTGATGTAAACCAACAACTTATGGACATACATCAACAAAAAGCCAAACTTGATGCGCCTAAAAAGGGTTCTGATAAAGTGACGAATAATGCTATCTTTGTGGGTAGCACTGCTGAGTTGAATAAGTTAATTAATAAAATGAATAAAGGAGAATAATTATGGCATTGCCAATGATGAGTACACCAACATATAACTTGGTGATACCTTCTACTAAAAAGAGTGTAAAATATCGCCCATTTTTAGTTAAAGAAGAGAAGTCTATATTAATTGCGCAGCAAAGTGAAGACGTTGTTGTTATGGTTGATACTTTAAAAGATGTAATTAAATCTTGTATCTTAGATAAGATTGATCCAGATTCTTTGGCGACGTTTGATCTTGAGTATATCTTTACTCAAATACGTGCTAAATCTGTGGGAGAACTTATTGATTTATTCTTTCCATGTGATGTTGACCATGGGGATGATAATGAGAAAGCAAAAGTAAAGATCTCTATTGATCTTACTAAAATTGAAGTAGAAGTCCCAGAAGGACATACTAATAAAATTGAATTATTTGGTGAGGTTGGGGTAATGATGAAATACCCAACTATCGAAGTAATAGGTAAGTTAGAGAAAACTGACCATGATGATCTTGATAATATTTTTGATATTGTTGCCAGCTGTATTGATTTTATCTACGAAGGCGATAAGATTCATTATGCAAAAGAACAAAAGAAACAAGAGTTACTAGATTTCTTATATAATCTAAACTCTGAACAGTTTGTTAAAATACAAAATTTCTTTGCGACGATACCAAGGATTAAAAAGGAAGTTGAATACGACTGTCCACTTTGCGGTCTACATCATAAGAAAGTTTTGGAGGGAATGCAAAGTTTTTTTTAATGAATCTCTGTCATGAAAACTTGGCGAACTATTATAAACTAAATTTCGCTTTGATGCAGTACCACAAATACTCCTTGGCAGAGATTGAAAATATGATACCCTTTGAGAGAGAAGTTTATGTAGCAATGTTGATCCAGTATTTAGAAGAAGAAAAACAACGGATAGAAGCAAATAAGAGATAATCAAATGGCAAAAAGAACAGGAAACAGCTCAGTTAATTCTAGTATTAGACAACAGACAACTTCAAACAATGAAGGTTTGACTAGTCTGCTGGCTGCACAACAAGCATCGCTTGGTGAATTAACGTCAATTAAAAAATTATTAGAACTTTCTAAAGATGTTAAAAAGGCAGAGACTTCTAGTTCTAATGCAGCTGCGCCTGATATTGATAGAATTACTGAAAAAATGTTTGAAGTTGCTAAAGAACATTTAAAGACAAGTAGAACTATTTTAAAAACTCAACAAGAGTTCCAAAAAGAATGGGATGTTGAAGCCAAAAATATTGCTGAGATGGCGAAAGGTATGAAGACTTTTAAAACCCTTGGTGAAAAAATGGCTGACAAAAAAGAAGGTCTTAAAGAAAAGTTTGGTATTGCTACTGGTGGTTTAAAGAAAACTGTCCTAGGTGCACTAAATGTTGGTGGTGTGTTTGATAAAACATTGGCTAAAGATGAGTTTGTTAAGAAACAACAAGCATTGGGCGACACACGTGGAGCTAAAGATATAAAGAAAGACTTTGCTCACGCACAAGCTGCTACAAAAGCCATACAGAAAAATGAAAGCAAATTAGAAGGTCTTAAGAAATTAACAGGTATTAGTAATGAAGATGAACTAAGAGCGCAGTCACCTGCTGCAGCTAAACTTTTGGAAGATCGCCAAGCGCATACTGAGAAACTTAGTACATATGATCGTGGCGCAAGGCAGTTTAGTCCAGATAGAAAAAATGCTGAGATGGCTGGTCTATTGCCGCATCAACAAGCATCTAATACCGACAAAGCAAAAGAGGCTGCAGTTAAAACTGCTCCACTTGCGCAGAAAGCTGCTGCAGCAATGGATAATCCTCTTGCTCCTAAAACTATGAGCAACATGGTACCAACTCCGTCTACACCAGAACTTGGTAGAACACCAACAGCAACTGCAGCTGAAGCAACACAAGGAGCAGAAGTTGCTGAAGAAGGGAAACGTACTGCTGAACAAGAGTTAGAATATCTAAAAATAATTGCTGAGAATACTGGTGGAGCAAATAAGAATGCTAGTGCTAAGAAACCCGAAGAAAAGAAACCAGAAGGTGGTGGTCTTTTAGATACTATTATGGGTTTCCTTGGAACTGGTTTAATGACTGCGTTTAAAGCATTGTTTAATCCAATGAATATACTTAAAACTCTGGGTAAAGTATTCGCTATCGGTATGATTATTGGAGCATTATTCGAAGGTGTTATGGATGGCTTCGATGAATTTATGAAGACAGGTGATATTGGTAAAGCACTTATCGCTGGTCTTGCTGGAATTATTGACTTCTTAACATTCGGTTTATTTGATAAAGAAAAGATCAAAGAAGTTATTGGTGACTTCAGTAAGTGGACTTATGACCATATTGTAAAACCATTTGTAGATTTATGGGAAAGTGTTAAGACGTCATTTAAGAGTGTGCTAGATGGTATTGGAATTCCAGAAATAACATTACTTGATAATAAACTTACTGGTAAGGTTTCAATTGGTCCGTACTATCCATTTAAATCTGATGCTAAACCAGAACCTGCTAAACCATCAGCACTACCTCCAACTGCAGCAAATCAAGTTGAATCAAAGTCCGCTGAGAATGCTGGCGCCAAAGACACACCTCAACAATCTGCAGGTAATTCTGCTGTAGTTAATGCTCCAGTTACTACCAACAATACAACTACTCAGGTTATCAAATCTCCAATTAGAAATCAAGAGTCAAGTCAAGGCAGATACCTTACTAGCAAATACGCATAAAAAAAGGGGATCCGAAGATCCCCTTTAGTATTTGCTTTGGAAGATTATTCTTCTGCAGCAATTTTCTTAAAATAAGACATTACATCTTCATCGTCATCAGTATCGATTGACTTCTGAGTAGGTGCTGCCTTAGAAGCAAAGGTAGGTGCTTGAGCAACCGGACGATCTTCTTCAGCCATCTGCGCAGCAGACTTACCTGCAAAAGTATCACCAGAAAGAACTGCATCAAGTTTCTTCTTCAATTCATCATAAGACTTGAAATTACTACGATCGGTAAACTCAGACAACTTATTTTGAGCATTAACGATACGAACAATTTCTTCATCACTTTCAGCAACAGGACATGGGTCAGAAAAGATTGACTCATCGTAGTTAGCATAACCATCTTTCTTGCGCATACGCAATTTAAAGTTGGCACCTTCCCACAAATCAAACACGTTTACTGGCTTTTCATCTTCAAAAGTCGGACGTGCTTTATCCATAATCTTATCAAAGATTTTCTTACCGAACTTGAACAGTTTAACCTGTCCTTCATTCTCGGGATGCTTAGGATCTGAAACGATTAGTACGTTGGCAATAAATGACAACTTACGTTTCTGTTTACGAGCAATCTCTTTGTTTGCATCAGAACCTGAGTTCCAAAGCATGGTGTTCAATTCACCGACTGGATCATTTTCACCAAGAGTTGTTAGAGAGTTTTCAATATACCATTTTCCAGTTGGACCTTGGAATCCGTGGTTGAACATGCGAACCCATGGGAGTTCATCACCTTCTACACGTGGTAGGAATCGGAGAGTAGCTGTACCATTACCAGCTTTATCACCTTCTAGACGCCAAAAGCGATCGTCTTGATAAGACTTCTTTTCGCCTGACTGGGGATTTGCAATTTTATCAAACTGTTCAGTAATTTTACCGAAGTCTTGATTGCGCATTTTGCGGAGTGTTTGAATGTCCATCGTATTTCCTTTGTATTAATATTACGGTTTATTTTTAGTATGTTGAATCTGAATCTTATCATCTAGTTCAATGTCATCATCAAAGTTTTCATTGTTTAAATCATAATCTTCATCATCATAACTATTTATCGTTCTCATACCACCAGTCTTTCGACCATTGGAATGTTTGGCAGGTTTCCCTGAACGATTACCAAAATCTGAATCATCAAAACCCTTTGACGATTTATAATATGTGCGACCCATGTTAATCTAACTCTTGAACGAAATGTGTAAATATTTTACTTAATTTATTTTTATCGTATTTAACGAAACCTGTTAACTTCTGTATTCGTAAGAATTCATTATTCCAAATATACTGTACTGAAGTATTGTCAAGCCAGTGTTCAATAATATGATCAAGTTCATTTATAATTACAAGTGTTTCAATTGAAATTTTATTGGCAAGAAATAATGTTAATGCAACAGGATATTGGTTAAAGTTAAAATCAAAAATACTATTAGTTGGTAACTTATTTATCTCAACATGAGTCAATAAAGACGCTAGATCATCAATAAAGATTTTAGTAATACTTTGTTTTGTTTTGTTCCACTCGGCTAAATTATCATCAGATTCTTGACCTGCGTAAATTGCAGATTCATTACCGTAAGCAAAGTTAGCAACAAAGAACTGAATAATATCACGATCATTGCCGAACTTTTTTGCCAGCTTCTCAAATATATATCTATCATTCCTAGCATTAAATGCTTCACGTGAACCTCTAACATTTCCTCTATTTTCGAAGACGTTAAATTTTTCAGAAGTAAAGTGTAATTTTAATGCAAGGTAATAGCGATACGCTTTAAACCCATCCATCACACATCCAATTTTGCTCTTTTAGGTAAGTAGTTTTCATCTTGAAAATTTACCACAAGTTTATCTTTAAGGGATTTATTAACAAGTTTCTCTACATCTTGGGGTTCAATAAAGTTTTCTTTACAATATTGAAGAACAGCTTCCATGTAAGATATCTTTTTGTCACGAACAATTTGCTCAATATGCATTGAAAAGTCGTTCGAAGATTTAAACATTTTTCTTAATCCAATATTCTGTGTTACGAATCTCCTGACACAATTTATTGTATTCATTAGATTTTTGTTTAAACAGTTTCCAAATAGGAGTATCTGTTCGATCAGGATCTAATTGTTTATCAAATTTATCCAAATACATTGTAAAGAACTTATCTAGTTTCATCTTCTGAATTAGAAGTTCTTGTCGTTTAGTTTTGTAATCCATTATATAATTATACCTTAGTTCTTCATAAAAGTCAAATTTATCTGCGCATTGTTGCAATATCTTTTGCTTCTTGATTACTGAATACTGGAACAGCATTTGATTTATGCATTGTGCCAATACCCTTGATCATAGTTCCTGTGTAAACTGGTGATTCTTTTTTAGTGCATGGACCACCAGTAAATGGAAGACTCGGAATCTTAGGTGTCTCACGACAAGCAGGTTTTCCAAGTGAGTATACATCACTGAGTGATTGTTCTTTATGAACAACCTTCTTTGTGGTATACTTCTTTAACATCTGTTCCCAACTCTCTCGTAACTCACGTTGCTTTGCGTTAGGTTTTTTCTTCTTAGACTTTCCAGGTGATGTAAAAATCATTTGCATAATATAGTCATCAAAATAGTTATTCACAGTATATATTATACCCTACTTCTTAATTAAAGTAAAGCGATTTTTGACTATTTTTTGGAATTATTTGACTCTTTTCCGTGGATAGAAGCATATTGCATACAAATCCAGCTAGAATCACCATATGCACAACGAACAGCCAAAGGGTCAATTCCTTTGACAATAGCCGATTCAATATTTCTCTCCATCGACTTTAGTTCAGCATTTTTGTTGTAAGTAAAACTTCCAATCAATGCAAGAACAGAAAGTAAAATTGCAACTATAAACACATTTTCATTTGTCATAACACTCTCCTTAAAATTTACCATGATCCATCATCTAAAACTAATTTAATCGCTACTGGACCAACACCGATATTAAAAGCATATCGCCCTGGATCCATATCGTCTGGTTTAACAAAATCAAACCAAAGTCTCCAGTGATATGGGTTTAGTGCAATACTAATCCATATCCCAGAATATTTGCAATAATTAAGTAAGGTCTTTAATGTCATCACATAGTCCTAATTTTTTTGCTTCAATTGCGCTTAACCAAATATCTTGAGGTGGCAATAATACCTCACGTATTTTCGCTTCAGATAAACCAGTGCACTTTTTATAGTGTGCAATCATTTTTTTCGTAGTTAAGTCAAATTCTTTTACAGTAGCAAAAAGTTCATGTTCTTTACCAAATGCACCCCATGAGTATTGATGACTCAGAATAGAAGTATTTGGAGTAAGTAGACGATGTCCTTTGGCGCCAGCAATAAAAATCATAAGTCCAGCAGAAGCAACTTGACCAAGACCAATTGTTCTAACTGGTATTGCTGAACCCTTCATTGTGTCAATTAATGCAAATGCGGCATTAAGATCCCCACCTGGACTAGTAATAATTAAATTAAGTAGTTCTGGTGGTTCTTCAGAGAAGTTCGCTTCAAAAATCCACTCAACAGCAGTTTTAACGCTAGTAAGAGTAATCTCCTCCATCAGAAGCATGAAAGAGTGTTTTGACTGTTCTTCCTTCAGTTGCAGATTCATTTTTGACATCATAGTATTTACCACCTTCTTTATAAAAAATATGTCTACCTATTACAGTAGTCTTTTCGAGTTTCCATTTTGGATTTACATAATCTGCATGATAATATAATGCACCCTTTGTAATGTCTTTTAAATTTTCATAATTAGCATAGACATAAACTGCTACTTGTTTTGCGTCTTCATAAGCATCTTTATTTTTTATAGATGGGTTGTGACAGAACCATGAAAATTGACAAACTGAAGTTGTTTTCTGTTTAACAACTCCACATATATCTTTCGGGAATCTAGGATCTTGCATCCTATTAAGTGTAACGAGAGCAACTGCTTCCTTACCTTGTCTGGATTCAAAGCCAGCTTCGTGGTAAATATTTTCGGCAAGACAATCGATCTGTGTTTGTGTTTCTTTAGTTAGTTGGTTGTAACTTACATCAAGTAGTATAGCATCAGAAAATATATTTTTTGTTAATAATATAACGCTTAAAAATAATAATATTATTGGTATGTATATACGGTATGTACGCATATGATCTCCTTGTAAAAGAGAAAGAGAGCGGATGCTCTCTTTCAATCCCTATCAGGTGGACTTTTTGCTAATAGTCTTTGTATCTAGTGGGATATTTGAAACATTTGAAACAAAACCATTAAGGGTTTGAGCCTTAGCAATTATTTCTGCTTCAGATGGATAAGCTGGGAATCCTGGATGTTCAGGTAACTCACCACCATTGATTTTAGCAATTTCTAGTTTGGCATGCCAACTATTGCTAATTACTTCACGCTTACCATAATAATCATCGTTTAACATGTCTTTCGCCATTTTTAATAGTTCAAGACGGATTTCGAATGGTGTCAAATTTGACATAAAATACTCCTTTTGTGTGTTGTGTGTAAAATGGTGGTTTTATTGGGTTCCACCAACCCACTGTAACATTATTTATATAATATTATTTCTTAACATCTGCTTTTGGAGCAGCAACTTTCTTTTCTTCTACTTTCTTAGGAGTAGGTTTATGATCAGAAGGTGTTTTCTTTTCAGCTTTCTTTTCAGCAACAGCAGGTTTATTTTCTTCTTTCTTAGCTGGTTCTGCAGCAAAAGAAGTCAAAGCAAACATAGTTGCAATCAATGCGATAAGTGTTTTCATATTAGGTTTCCTAAGTTAAATTAAATGCTTCGTCATCCTTAAGCAATCCAGATCTATACAATAGGTATAGAGGGTCTTGCATCCAGCTTAGACTTTAACAAAATTGAAAGATACATCAGGATAGTCGTTTTGCAATTTCTCCCAATTCTTTCGCCAATTTACTATACGTTGGTTTTCTGAATCAAAATTCTGATCATATAATAACGTATTAGTAAAACTTTCAACAGTATCCTTGAACATTGAGTCAACCCCAAATATATCAAGTTCCGTAAAATCATTCTCACACATAATTTGCGCAGCAACATGACCAGCTGAAAAGAATTCAGGAGCATCTGGCATTAAGTCAATAAACAAATTATTCTCTAGTATATAGTTTCTAAATCTAATTTCATCAGCAGTGCGCCATGCTCTGGTTGTAAAAAAGGCTGGACAAGAAATCAAATTTGGATCTCCTGCCCAGCGATGTATTACATTACCATCAAGTATGACCGTAGCGTCCACATTAGTCCAAGGTATATTACAACCAATAGTATAATTATACCCCGATTTTCCTTGAAAGGCAAATCTACTTGGACTATTGCAAACCACTGCAGCTTTCATCAATCAACCACTGCAACAATAAATTCTTCTTTAATCATTACACGTTGCGCATCGTCAATCTTAACGACTTGACCTTTATTCCATTCCAAATAAACTTTGTCACCAACTTTAACATCAGTAACCTCAGAACCTATTGCAAGGACTGTTCCAGTTTTTGAATCTCGAGCAGATGTTGTTCCGTCAAGAATAATCCCAGATCCAGTGGTTTGATCGACTGCATTCTCAGCGATCAAAACCATTTTTCTCAGTGGTTTAATTTCCATAATTAGAATGAGTATTTAATACCAGCAGTAACAGTACTACCATCTAGATTGTTAACACGACTTTGTCCTGCTTGATAACGATAATCAACAGTTGCGGCTACAGAAGTAGTAACTGGAATAGAAACCCCAGCACCAATCAACGCTGCATAACCATCACTACCAGTTTTCTGGTTTAAATATGCAGCACCTGCTTTAACAGCAACAGTGGCAGTGCCAACTTTAGTAACATCATAAGAACCAATTACAGTATATTTGTCAAGGTCGTTACCTTTAGTATAACGATCAAAACCAGCAGTTACGCCAACCTTGTCAAATTTCTGACCAATTGTTACGCCATAACCAGTGCGATCTGTATTAGCAGTATCCGCGCTTCCATTCACACCAAACTCAACTGCTTGTGCAGAAAGTGTGGTCATAAGTGCAGCTACAAGAATTAAGTTTTTCATTTATAATACCTTTTTAAATTTAAAAAATGTAGTAGGTTATTCTGTTACGAGGAAACCTACCGAAACCCTAAGCAGTGTTTAGGCTGCTAATGCGAACTGTGCGTCGTTTGCGTTTACGTTGTTTTAGTTTTTACGACTATCTGTGTCGTGCTGTCCACGCATTTACTTGTTGCCCTGTCGAAACCTAGTCACCCCCATCAAAAGCACTTTTCGATTTACATTCCCCCGAATACATCATTTCTGGTTCGGCTAATACGCAAATGCTTTTGGTGGAGGTGGGGAGAATCGAACTCCCGTCCAGAACACTTTTCTCTTTGCTTCATACAGCAATATCACTTATTATACATTATATATGTTTGTAAAGCAACTATTCTTTTATTTCTTTACCTGCATCAATTTTATTCCATGTACGTTCGTGGAAGAAGTAAAGGATTGAGTTTACCACAAGAGCAAACGAAACAACACCTAAACCGACTACCCAAGAACCTGATGCAAGATATCCACCAACGAAATTAGTAATAGTTACTAAAATACGCCATGTTACTACTTTACCAAGAGATCGCATTGTTTTTTCATAAAATTTAGGCTGGACCATTTATATTCCTTTCAAGTTTTTAAAATCTAATCGTAACTTTCTAAAACCACCAATCCAGTTGTCTCGTTTCTCAATGAACCATCTTGGATCATCACTGTCAACTGCCATAATAATTACTAGTCTACCAATAGGTATTCCTGTTCTTTCTTCAAACGCTACTGCATATGCTGCAGTCTGCATAAAATAATTATGAATGTCATCTCTATCTTTGGGTTTGCTGGATGTCTTAAAATCTATGACAGAGAGTTTACCTTGGAACTCTGCGATACAGTCAACTGTGCCAGCGACTTGTAAATGGTCAGACCATAATGGAGTTTCCAAGCAGTGGATGTTATCGACTTGGTCAAGTAGGGGTTTGATGGAGTTGAACATTTCGAGGTCGAACATATCTGCTTCGAATATATTTCCTCGTAAATAGTCTTCACAATACTGGTGAATTCTTGTTCCTCTTGCTGATGCCTTCCCAGAGATTCGGTTTGCTTCTGTTTCCCCGACCCTCTTTCGCCATTCTGCGATTCCCTTTGCTGAGTGCAGTCCTGTAACTGTTGTAACGGAGGGATAGGCTCGACCCGAAGGGGTTTTGTATACCCTCGAACCATTTGGTGCGGTGTCACGTTCAAGTTTAGGGAAATCATGATATATAAATGTTTTCATTAAGCCAATTCTGCGATGCACTCATTATAATGTTTAATACGATCTTCAAGACCAATGTAACCACCATTGATTTTACGTGTCATTGTTTTTATATCACCTGCATCTGCTTCTTTGTTTAAACCATTTTTATTCCAGAACCAAATAGCAGACATCAAAGCAAAATCTTTATCAAACGTAACCCAGTCAGGATTAGAAAGTAAATTTTCCCAGTCGTCAAACATGTCTTTTGCGAATGAGATATAGTTTGCTTTACCAGTTAATTGAATCGGACCACGTCCACGATAGCGATAACCATCACCTGTTTCTGGACCACCATTACCCATACGATTGGCATAGATCTTATTGGCAATCATCTCTGGTTTTTTAGCAAAGGCTGCTGCTGAGTCTAGTGTTGGGAAATATCTTGGGAATACCTTAGTTAATCCTTGAGCGGAGTAATAAAGGTTTTCTTCAAATACTGTCCACCCACCAGACTCATGGCCACATTGAGCAAGGAATGCAGCGATACGTTGTGGGGTATCAATACCGTAAGTGGGGAATACTTCTGCCATTGCGTTTGCCCATAACTCTGGTTCTGGGTTGCTTGGGAAAAGTTTATGAAACTGTTCTACTGTTATCATCTTTTATATTCCTTAATATCTTCGTGATCTTCATATTTTAGTTTAGCCAAAATATAATCCTTGACTAGGGATGACCGAACAATATCATCTACGGTAAATTCAATACGAGTAAATGCTTTCATATGCTGAGCAATATCAAAGAATTTCAAGATACCTGTAACATCGTTCTTACGTTTATTTAGGTCGGTCTGACGATAGTCACCACACCAAATAATTTTAGACATATGACCCACACGAGTCATAACTGTATCAATTTCTTCATAAGTCATATTTTGCATTTCATCAACAATGATGATTGCATTATCAAAAGACATACCACGAATAAACGAGGTAGAAATAAACTGAACATGGTGCTGTTCTTCTAAACGACTCCAGGCATCTTTACGATCAAATAATTGTTCGCAGATTTGTCTATAAGGTTGCTGATAGATATCCATCTTTTCAGTAACATCACCTGGAAGGTGACCAATCTCGCGACCTTGTACGGCAGAGCGAACAACAATAATTTTATTGAATGGATTATTTTTATCAAGAACTTCTTCGATTGCTTTGTAAAGCGCAATGAAAGTTTTACCTGTTCCTGCCACACCATGCAATGCTATAAAGTAGTCTCCAAGTTTATAAGCATCAAAGAATTTCTTTTGATTATCTGTTAATGGCTGAAATGTTTTTAGATTATCTAATCGTAATTTTAATTGATTACTGGCAATTGGCTTATCTCGCTGTTCTTCTATGTCTACTATTCTTTTTGCTGCTGATGTACGAGCCATTGAAAATCCTTACAGTTGTGATGATGTTTTATTTAATTCGCTTCCAGGTGCACGGGAATGTATTTTCTGTAGAACCTCCTTAAATCCTGAATCAAATTTTCTGGTTGTGGTTAATTTAGTGGGATCTCCAAATGCCACTGCTTGAATTACTGTTTCTAATTGAGGGTTCTCGGCTCTAAATGAGTCAAGTTCAGACATCTTCATCACTTGTTCAAACTGTTCACCAGTTTCTTTGTTACGAAATACATAGGTTGGCATAATAACTCCTTGCGATCTATTTAGTATGGTTGAAGATTAAACGCAACAACAATTCGTTCACTTTCGATTACTGAATTTGGTACCTCATGTTGTAACCAACTTGGCCACATCAGTATCATACTCTCAGTAGGGTTTAACACATATTCTGGTAATAGTTTATATTTTTGGCTAGTATCACCAAACACAGTTGGGTATTGAACATGATTCTGATATGATCTTGGATCATTAAAAATAATCGGAGATGCTTGTTTAGGAATTTGCAAATAAAAACAGCCAGATAGTATTGAGCCTGGATGAGAATGTGATGGATGTGCGCCTGTTTTTGTTATTTTATTCCAAAGATAATATGGAGTAAATTTCCAATGCGAAGCATCGACCATATGATCAGAAAAATATTTTAAAGCTGTTTGTTTTAAAAACTTATTGAAATTTATTAATCTTAGATCATTATGTTGTTCTTCTGCGGCAAATTGATTTCCATATGTAGAAATATACCCAGCTTGTCCCAAATATGGAGATCCGTAACGAGAAATATAATCGACAGCAATTGGTAGTAATTCGCATCGAAGATCTTCTTCAATACTAACATAGATTGGGGTTGGGAAAACATCAAAGTACTTCATTTAATCTCTTTTTATATTTTCTGCCTCAAATTGATACAGTGCAGTATAATATGAAACTATGTGCATACAGTAAGCGATTTCTCATAAAGAGCAAAACTTGAAAGATTTTTTGCTTTGCTTTCACACATAATATCATGAGTTGACAAATAACCTAATACCCAATCATTTGTTGCAGTGTTCCAGTAAAAATCTGAATGAGCACGCAGTTTTTGTTTTTTGTATCCCATGTCTTTTAAAGCATTCATGTCTGGTTGAGCATAAGTTGCATGACCAATAAGATAATCTTCACGAGATTGCGAATAATGCATAGTTGGACGAACACCACGCCATGAATCAATAACACGCTGAACACGAGTATTTGTTGGATCAAGCCACTCACCCTCACGACACCAGTGATGATGTACGTCAAGAACAATTGGCAACAAATCAGCAAGTTCTAGAGAGTCGTCAAGACCCCACGCATTTTCTTCATTCTCGATAGTGATACAATTACGTGCTTCAATTGATAATCGTTTATATGCTGCACGAATACCTTCTGGTCCAAGTTTGCCTGAGATATGTACATTAATTTTAAAGTCTTGAAATGTTTTACCATAGCCCATCATACGTGCCATATCAGCATGATATTCAAACTCATCAATAGAGTTATTAACAATACCTGGATTCTCTGATGCAAGCACAGTAAACTGTCCTGGATGAAAAGAAAGGCGAACACCAGAAGCTCTAGCAACGTCACCTATCTTGTTAAAACAATATTCTGTTAATCTAATAACATCATTACGTTTGTAAAAGTAAGACCAGTTTTTGTGAGTATATACTGGTAAGATTTCACTGGAAAGTCTGACCATACGCAAACGCTCTGGTAATGTAGAAACCTTAATTACAAGATTAAGTGTGTTTTGCAGATTTTGCTTTACTAGATTGTAAAGTTTTTGTTCAGCAACTTCTACACTTTGACGAGAGAGCCAAGCGATAGTAGTAGTACCTGTTGAGTACTTACGAGCATCGTCTTTTACACCAATACATTCAACTTGTTCTGGTGTATCTATCCATTTACAAGCAAAACCAATTTTACCGAGTGTAGTCATGTTAGTATAAAGTTTCCTGAAACTGAAATTCGATATTCATCAGAAGTATAAAATGGATGAACGCAATGAAAAAGTGCTGCTGGGAATACGATCAACGTATTTTCGTATTTTTTATCAGCATAAATGTTGTAAGGTTGTATTACTCCCATCGAATCAAAAAACATAAACTGAAAAGTTCCAGCAAGATTATTAAGTGAAGAATTTCCTGGACCATTGGCCAGTTCATCTTCTATGTTATATGGAATTTTTAACCAGAGAACAAACGAGTACATTCCAATATGAGAATGTAATGGATTAAATTCATATTTCTCTTGAAAATTTACCCAGACACTATTAAGTTTTAAGTTTCCTTCAGTTTTAAAATATTCACGAACATACGCATTAACGTATGGCAAAACTAATCGTTCAATATCATTATGTGATTTTGTAATTTTATATTCACGTTTAATATTTCCAGCCAGTGTGGTATTAAATTTTTCAATGTTTGATGGGTCAGCTTGAATCTCTGCAACTTCATTTTTTAACGTGACTAAATTTTCTTCTTGTAATTTTACTTCTAAGAATCCTTTATTTGGAAAATAATGTGCAGTAGTCATGCTATCACCATTCGTACTAATCCTACTGTATCTATGGCAGTAAGCAAGAGGTAGTTAGTAAGCATGCCAAATGATTGCCGAGTATAAGCAGCCCAAGCATACATAGCACAACCACTGATCCACACAGGGTAAAGAGCCAAAAGAGGAGGATTGGGGACTGTGATCGCCATAGTAAGTGAGCAACCAATAGATACAGCCCAAGCCAGCAACTCAACACAAAAACGAATTCGATTAGAAGAGTAATCATCTTTTATCCATTGCAATGTTGGTCCAAAAATATCAAGCATATGTTCCCATGTCATCAAAATTAAATCTTAACGCAGATATTCCACGAATACCACGAATGGTATCATGAATTTGCTGAACTGTATCAGAAGATTTGCTATGATGAATGGCATGACCACCTTTAGCAGCAAATGGTGTGATACAACCAATAGAATCATCAACTAAAATTGCTCTATCATGAGCAAATTTTGATTTTTCTTCTTTGGAACGAACAAAATTGGCTTTGTATGGAATGTTCCATTTATCTAACCACTTTTGTTTTTGTGTTTTTGCTGCATTTCCTTGTTGAACATCAAAAGTACCCATTGAAGTCAGAATTTCAATGTGAATATTCTCAAGTTTTGCAACATAAGTCAACAATTCTTGCGTATCTGGCATAAATTCCAGATCTTCGAAGATGTAATAATCCATAACAGCTGCACGGAATCGTTTTCCGTCAGTTGCATGAGTGCGTAGTGAACGATATGCTTTGTCAAAGTTGCAAAGCACACCATCCATGTCTAAGTATAGTGTAATCATAACAATATTATACCTGAGTTTTCAATTAAAGTCAAGTTATTTCACGAATTTTGCGAAATTAGGTGGTTTCCAACCCTCTGGTTTCATAATTTTACCATCTTCACGACGAATGACCATGCCAGTAATAGGGTCAATCTTAATCAAGTTAGATTTTGCACCCTCATCCCATGCTGCTTCACAATCCCAACCACGAGATTTCATATAACCGATGATAACCCACATCATATCAAAGCAAGCATCGAGTTGTTCAGCGTCATCATCTTCTGCTAACGCTTCTCTGAACTCGTCATACTCTTCATGAATTAGTTTTAGATACAATTTTGACAAATCGTTTTGTGGCACTGGAGTATTAGCATGGTTTTGACCACATGCTGCAAGAAATACTGCTACATCAGTGAATGTTTTACTCATTTTTTATTTCTTTCTGTGTCAAAATAATGGTTTGAATGAACAACATGGTCTTCCTGAGGAGTTTCCCACTCTTCAGACCAATCAGGCACATATTCTTCTTGGTATTCTTCTTGGTATTCTTCTTGATAATCAAGAATTCCAGTTGGATAAAATCCTACTCCACGTAAAAACAAATCTACGTTTTCAAGAACATCCCCGATAAAATCTACCTCAAATTCATGAGTAGTTTTACTAAGCGATTTTCCAAACATATCTTTATGTTCAGCTATCAGTGTGTATTTCGGCATCTTCAATTTCCTTCTTAGATAAAATAATAGATCCGTTTGTTTTTACGGTCCATGTTAATGTATCACCTTCTTTCCAACCACATTTAGTAAGAATCTCTTCAGTAAACGGAAGCATTAAATCTCCCGTTTCTGGATCTTCTTCAACAGTTAATGTCCATCGATCTCTCATTAAACCTCCACGTATTTTAGTTCAAACCTATCTGCACGATCTTCGTAGTTGATGTAGCCACGAGGATTGCATACAACACGAGTACTACCAACCATGTAATCAAAGTCTTCATGAGTATGCCCATGAGTCCAAAGTTTAATCCCTGGACGAGCAAGAATAAAACTCTCAAGTCTAGAATTATAAGCACCATTCATCAATTGATCATGCTTATATTTTGGATGTTCAGAACCTTTACTTGGCGCATGATGACCAACTACAACAACAGTCTTCCATGGAGGAGTTTCTGTATAAGTATCCTCAATGAATCTTAACATTGCTTTGTGATCAAGCACAGCATCCTGCGGGGAAAGATATGCTTCACGAGTCTTAAAGACTGCATGATACAACCCCTTACCATCAGCATCTTTTTTATGATCACCAGTTTCATCAAGTGTTGGTTCCTGAGTTCTGAAGTTGACTTCTCGCAAACTATTCTTACAGATCTGAAAGTCATTCATACGACGTGACACATGTTGCATGGTCATCTCATCTTCACCATTCATATCAGTCCAAAGAGTACCACCGATAAACACATAGTCATTATGTTCCCAAACTTCTTTGTCAAGAAAGTGAATATTATTACCACACTGTTTCATGGCATCTCTTAAATACCCTGCAGAAGTAGCATAGTCACCATGGTAATGCTCGTGATTACCCATAACATAAACCACATGAGGGAAATTCCTACTACAAGCATGAAAGAAATCAAGATACCTATCAGTTTTAGCAGAAGATAAAATATTGTCGGTAACACGAAGGTCACAAGCAGTACAAATATCACCAGATAAAATAAGAACTTCAGCATTCTGAGTATTCTCTAATTGTAGTTGTCCAAATTCAAGATGGACGTCCGAGCAAATTGCGATTTTCATGTTTTCTTTCACTTTCTAATAAATGCAACCAACCAGTTGCTATAATTTTTTCTTTAGTATGCGAAACTTCACCTCGATGAGTATATGTCCAATCAGCTGGCCAAATTAAAGTCAAGCCCTTGTCCGCACGAATTTTAATACCTTGATGATAAAATTCAGTACCACCATCTGGAACGTCATTTAAGTATGTCATGAACACAAAATGTCTTGCTATTTCTGGGAACACTGGTTCCATTCGTTCATGATGCCAAACTTTAAATCCACCACCAATAGGATATTTCTGAATATTAACACCTTCTGCTGGGAACACACCATTCACTTTAGAGAATGTATATTTCTCCGAATATAATCTAACACATTCTCTAATATGAGCACCATACAAAGAATCGTTTAAAAATTCTGGACCCAAAGAAACATCAGATGAGTCTTTCATACTTTTATCAACAACACGATTTCCACTATAACCAACTGGCGCAATAGTTTTTATTTCTGTATTATTATAGATTTCAACTAATGAATCAGCATTAACAGGATCTCCATACCATCCCAGGATAAACATACCCATGGAATTTATTTCGTGTTCTTTCATTGATATGTTCTAAATTCTGGTTTTTTTAGTGTTGCAACTTCCATAATCTTGTTAAATTCTTCATGACATGAAAACTCTTGATTCATTCTCACAAGACGAGCAAGGATAACGGAGGACAACTCTAGTGGTCCTAAATCAGTTTCCAGTAACATCTTACTTAAAACATTATCAACAGAATGCGCAATTTCATTCAGATCGGTTTTCATCTAGTTCTCGTTTCTTATAATATTTAAACAACTTTACACAGTTTGCAAACTGAATAGGTTCATGCTCAAAACTTGGGAGTTTCCCGTAGAACTTCTCCATTTCATTATATAAAATTTCTACTTCTTCATCTGTCATTTTAAAGGACTATCAGGATTACGGGGAGTTGGCTTTACTAACATACAATATTCACCAACATAAAATTTACAGGGATTACCAACAAAATTATTCTTTGCAGAATTATCAACGTGCACGTTTTTCATCTCAACCACAGTAAGATTAGTAGTGCTGCATCCAGTAAGTAACAATGTTATTAGTAAGTATCTCATACTACAATTATACCTTACTTCTTAATTAAAGTCAAGCGAAATATTCACGTTTTACGTCACTGCGCCAAATTTGCATATACTCTTGCAATTCGTTGGCTTCATCTGGAGAACACCCATAAGTCATCTCAAGTAATTTGATAATATATTCTGGATCTTTAAACAATAAATTATTTACTTCTTCATAAGACCAATCGATACACTTATCCATACTGTACCATCCTGCGAATACTTCTTCGTTGATATTACCTTGCAAGAGTTCTTCTCCTCGAACTGCCCAAAAAGTATACCAAGAACTGCTACCCCAACGACTATAACTCATTCTTAATCCTCTTTTTTTGCTGCGCTCTTTCGGATTTCCAGAAAATACGCTTCCAATCTCTTAGATGCTTCCACCATTGAGGGGGACGAGCTAAATTCCCTTGCTTTACATTCGCCATATAATTCTCCCCCGAAGTCGTTTAAAAGTTTATCAATGCGTCTAACTGTTTTGAAGTTCCGAGCATAATCCTCGGGATGCAACCAATATCCTTCTGGATTATCTTCATCCCTTGGATTTGCTTCCCACTGTTTATTCTCACTAATACAATAATCTCGGTAATCAGTTAGTGTCAACCTAGTAATATTGTTTGCTGTTTCCATATCAATTTCAAGACCGATCATAATGTGCTTTCCATGTTGTATTGTAATGTTCCCGTAAATATAGACGCTGGAAACATCGAAACTTTGCGCCACCATAACGAACTGCTTCAGTTAGTTTTGATTCTTTCATAATCCAAAAACAATTTTCCAGAGTAATATCTGGTACTTCGTTTTCATCCACTTCAAATTCTTCATGAAGGTTGGAATTAACTTCATTTTGTGTTATTGAATTATGATTTTTAAATGGTCCAGACAATAGATGATACTTATCCTGAGCAATCATCTCATTACGTAACTCTTCAACAGAAAACCCATAGATGTCAGTTTCAGTAGTTATCTTTAAGAAATGATTCGCAGTAAGGGTTGGCTCAACCTTTGCGATATGATCAACAATTATTCTAATCATTTGTCGTAGTAATCATCTGTTTTCTGATGCCATGAGTCCTGAGGATTATCTTCTCCTTTATACTCATAATTAATATCTGCCCACTGATCATCTGTGAAGGTGTGTGATCCATCGCACAATCCAGTCTTGGATCGTCCACACCAGCATGCCATCATATCTTCTGCCGAGATCAAGTTATTTCCTTCTGCATTTGCAATTGCCAGTGAGCCAATAGTTCTCTATATGCTCGGATCACTTCATCGGGTAACTTCTCACCCTTTATAAGTTCCGCTTCGATCACTACACCAAGTTGACGAGCGAGTCTTACTTCTTGTAGATCATTCATAGGGTAACTCCATAAAGTTAGTTTTCTCGTCAAGAATTTTTATCTCAACTCCATGCTCGGAAGCGTTCTTAATCATTCCATCAAGAACGTCACCACCATACATATTGGTTCCATAGGTATCCTCATGACACTCATAAGTAGAGCCAGAGGATCCCTCAAAAGAATACACATGACCTTCTTTACTTACTTGGGTCACGCCACTATTTAACTTCCATGAATCAGAGCTAAGATATCCTCCATACCAGCAAGCGAAAATCTTATAGAGATTACCCTCACCAATCTTAACCATTACCCATTTATCAGGTCTATAATTACTCATCGACTTATCCTTAATTCTGCTGTTGGAGTATCCCAACATGCGTTACGATATGCATAAACAAAGTTTAGCAATCCATTATATTCACCCCAACCATTCTCGGGATTGAATGCTTTAAACTTCTGAGGGTCAGAGAGTAGAATATTAAATCCCTCATCCAATAACTCAGATATATCCTCAGCCGTAAAGTAATTATGTTCATCTGGACGCCAAAGAACATCATATAACGTCTTACCATTAGACAACGTAACTTGTGCAGCCATCTTACCCAGATTATGAGTAATGTTCTGACTGAACACCGATACTGGTTGACCAACCATCAAATCAACATCAAGGCTCATTTTTTAAACTTTCCATAATATATTTCTCCAGACTAGGCTCCATACGAGTTTGCCCAAACTTCCACACACAATGTGCAACAACAGCTGCAGTATACGCTTCTAACCTAGCATCCCACTTGGCTCTATCCATACCTAGAGCGTAAAGATCTAGATTAGCATCTGATGCCAGTCGATTCATTCGCTTCATACGATCTCCTTTAATCGTTTCATACTCTTACTGGGAACACGCACAATCCACTTATATTCGTCTCCGTCTACTACTGGGAGATCGAGATGACATAATACCATAGAACTATCTTCATAGTCTTCACGAATAACCATGCCAATAACAGGGATATAAACCAGCTGAAACTTAATATCATCTATTGGTTCTTGCCTTACAAACTTACCCGAGACACGATCGCCATATATCCACTTTGGTGAGGGTTTATCCGCATCACGTTTTTCAAATTGTTCTTTAAGTGTACTCACCAATGTCTCCAAATACTCGCTATAATATAGTTCTTTCTACAAAGGTTTAATGATGAAATTTTTCCACGGGAATTTTTTTCTGGCAAGTGGTTTTCAATGTGTGTAGGGTAGAGAGAAATACTGATGGGGTTGTATAGCCGATCTGTAGGAGAGACTCCCGTCTTTTCTAATATAGATTTCAATTTACCCCTACCCCCTATACCACACACAATTGGATGTCGAACGCATGTCGCTTCATCTTTGAATCATACACAGCAACGTTGGTAGCAACACCTAGATTCTTACCCATCTTATCTAGAGCATAGAACAGCGCAGTGTTCTGCATACTATGGCAACTAGAGGATTGCTTCTTTAGAGCAGTAGTAGTTGTGTAGTAAGAGACACCATTAACAATCGCACGAATCTTGGCCATTAGCGATTCTCCTTCATAGCAGATACCCCAGAGTACATAAGAGCAAGACCAGCGCAAGCAACGAGTAGGACCACATAAAGCTGATTATCTGCAGCATTATCCATACCGCCAGCAGCAAACATAGTGATGATAAGACCAGTGAATACACGAATAGAACCTCTCATTATAGTGATGCTCCTACAGGTGACCCCTCTATAGAATGACCCCCTCTAGGAAGATCAGTCAACCGAGATTCCATCATCTCAGACAGGATAAATTTCGCAATGTTAATGTTCTTGCGAGCCAACTCTGTACGATCAGCTGCGATCAACTCTTGGGCATCGCTTAACACACCCATTGCAACCATCTCTAGTCCAGACAGACGAGCAGTGATTGACCCCATATATTCTTCGCGAATATCGGCTTGGGACATCCCGTAGCAATTCTTTTCAAACTCAGTCATTTTAGTTCCTTTTTCAATTATCATACAGTAAGTATACCTTAGAGTAGGATTAAAGTAAAGGGATATATTGAACAACCTTACAGATTAGTAGGGAATAAACTACGGTAGGATAATCGGTTGTTTTCGGGTGTTTAATCAGTTGTGTCTTTAGGGAATATCAAACCCAACATGGTTATTATACCGTTGATCCCATTGCAAGTCAAGTAAATTTGATCGCTACTCTTGCAGTTAATCAGCGTTGGTCCAAAGGTCACCATCAGATATAAACTGATTTAATCCAACAGGCGATTCGGTCATAGGGGGAATTGGTATATCTGGCTGAATAGCTGCGATGATTTTTTGTTTATGTTCAGGATCATCTGCCATCTTTTTACGGACACCACGGCTGATCTTGGCTTTATACGTAGGGGTAAATGTGCGGACATTGCCACATGCTCTACAGCAGTACTTGCCTTGCTTGGCGAATACCACACCGCAGGTTAAGCAGTTCTTCTCGGGATATATTCGTGTGCGTTTAGTTGGCATGGCGATTGTGGAAGCGCAAGGGTAACAAGACGGGAGACTATTTAGCCGATCCGCGATGATACCGACCAGCCGAACATACGATAGAACGCAATAGACGAATCAAACACTCTCATATATTCTTCTCTGCTATCATAGGTGTATACGGATAATTGCTTCTCTATCATCCTAACCAGTGGCATTTCTCTTGCTAATAGTTCTGGAGCTGTCATTATTTGTACCGTATCCCCAGTATCAAGTACAGATAGATAAGGTCGCCCAGTTGGGGTATTGATTGTGTTCATTCTTGTACTCCAAAATGTTTCAACAAAAATTCTAAATCAGGATGACCTTTATGAAAAGCAGTATCAATACATTCCCTAACAATCAACTCGGCGAACTTTTTACACTCTGGCATATCCCAATGTCCAATACCAAAACTATCAGGTAAGTATCCAGCCTGTTCAGCAAGTTCTTGAATTCGTTCGTTCATTTTGTTTTCTCTATAATATGTTGTACGAGTAAGTCTTGAATTATCTTATGCTTGCTATTGTTATGGGTCATTATCACCAACAGCATATTAAGCACTTCAAATATATCTGGTCGTTGTTTCCACGTACCTACGAATATACCACTAGGATCTCGCATTCCTCGTAGTTGGTCTGGGTTGGTAACTATGATATAATCGGACATGCTTTTTGTGGTTGGATTTGTTGCATATATCTTATCTAGATCTGCGTAGATCCAAGTAACTGCTTCGAATTTATTACCTGCGATCACTAATGTCTTCATCGGGAAAGTCTATTGGATTAGTGGTATTGCTTATATGGTAACTACGTTTCTTGGCAAATGCTTTGGCTTCCTCATGAGTGGATAAACGATATCCTTTATCAGACATATGCTCTGCGCCAGCAAGAATGTTTATTGCTTTAAGAATACCTGCTTTCAAACCAGAGTGGAATCGTTTGTCTAGATTATCCATCTCGCTTGTATCTATGTTGTTAAGACGATACCATTCTTCTTTTAACTTATCTACCATGATGATTCGTCCACGATATGTTTAGTGAGTGTAACTACGTCACCATTGATTACAGTCTTGAGCGATGCGTCAATAATAGAACCAATTCCCGAGGAAGAATCTGAGGTAACAGTAACGAACTCAACCTCAGGATATTTCTTGATGAATTGTAGAATGGTTTCTACATCATCGCGATGAAAATGAACGGTATTAATCATTGTACTGCTTCCGTATGTTTATGCTTGAGGGATTTCTTAAGGATCTTTAGATATAATTTCTTTTCTTTTACCTTGTCCGATTGGACGATTGCTTTATACATCTTACGGATTAGTTTATTTACTTTCATTTGGTACTCCCTCCATATATTTGGGCTTCAAGATAAGCGATTGCCAGTTGTTGAGCGATTGCCAGTTTGATTTCCATGGCTTTCATGGCTTCAATCAGTTCCAGGAATGCTTTGGTTTCTTGCTGTTGTAGGGTTTCCATAATTACTTTCTATAAATGTCAAACGAGTGAGCATTTCTCTTAAGAGTGGAGCAACGCATTGAGTCATAGCGAGGACCACGAAATATATATCGAATTCCCGTAATGTTCTTACGGAAATGCGCTTGCACTTCTGTCAGTTGGTCGATCGGGATACCTTTGTATAGGGGTAAACCATCAAACTGATATTTTCTTAAATCAATCATTTCGCTAACCTCTTTCTCAACAGATATCCCAGAGTAGGTTTCAAACCCAACTTCTTACGTAGTAAATCATTTAGTGTTTTCTTCATAACTTCCTCCCTTGTTCTTATTAAGCAGTCAACATATACGTGGCCAAGTCGCGATAATCAGTAGGGTTAGAAGCACGAACCTTAGACACAGCGATCAAGGTACGCAGAGAGATTTCTTTGCAGTCATCTTTAATAGCACGAATCAAAGCAAGCGCATCGGCTTTCACTGACTTATCATACTCAGGGAGGAATTCTTCCATCTTAGAGATATATTCCATACGGTCAATCTTTTGAGTAGTAGTCATGGACAAGTCAATCATCATCGAGCGACTACGGATCGCTTGGTCGATTTTGTCTTGGCTCATGTTAGAGATAAAGATCACACGACCTTCAAAGTTGAATGACTTAGGAAGATCGTCGTCACGCATATCAGCATTCCAAGAGATAATACGCTTACCGTAGGAATCCAACGCACCCTTCAGTAAGTTCAAAGCAACTGGATCCTTAAGAACAGCGTCACAGTCATCAAACACGATGATAGACTTATTGTTTTCGAACAGGGTACGATACAAACCTTTGGCAGTGCTATAACCCTTCACGAAAGTAAAGCATTTGCGAGTAGAGATAATCGAACCGACTTCAAAATCAGCGAGGTCAGAGATATCTTTATAGCCATTGGCTTCGAGGGTTTTTGTAACGGTATAAGTCTTACCGAGTCCACCTTCACCAGTGATAACAGCGGAGGGCTGAACACCAGAGGCAACCATGTTAACCAATTTCTCAACGAAACCAAAACGAGTATTGATATCGAAACGCTCAGACTTCTCAGCGAATGCTTTCTGGGCATCAGCGATAGTGCCAGACATTTCAGCGAGGCGATCCTTAACAGCGGATTCGTACTTAGAACGAACAACAACTTTACCGTCAACAGTACCGACAAACTTACCAGAAGCAGAGTCAAAGGAGATCAGAGTTTTCATATTATTTTCCATTTCAATCAATTTATACATATAGTTTACTACGAACCGACATTAAAGTAAAGGGATATTTGCAATCCCCTCAGTTTTTGAGGGTTTTACCGTATTCAGTTCGTTTTCAATTTTCATACAGTAAGTATACGCCAATCTACAATGAAAGTAAAGCGAAATTTGACTCTAAAATACCTTTCTAAATCAATGACTTACGTGCTCTCAAATGCGAAAAAACCCTATTTTTGATAGGGTTATCTGTTTTCTGACGACTAACTGGAGGGAAATCAGGTCTGTTTTCTCGCGATCCTGGCGAATTCCTCATCCTCGGCTCGGGCATCATCTAAGATTCTCGGCTCTGGTTTCTCTACTTTCTCCCAAGCCAGAGCTTCGGCTTCGCTATTGAAGAAAGGACTCGCTACGTTGTTGGTCTCGTTCTTCCAGAAGTAAGTATACGTTGCCATGCCAGCGTCGCGATACTTGACTAGATCTATTTTCATTTTATTTTCTCCACTATCTCTTTGTAACTAGCCCAACTGGGGTGAATTCCATCTGGTTGCAATTTGGTGATTGGGATAATTACGTCACCATACTTTGTTGCAATTTTGCGAACGATCTCTTGAATGTTTGGCTTGATGGCTGGCATAATCCAGTAAACTCTATCTGCTTTAGTGAGTTGACGAATCATGTCCAATTCTGCTTCTGTTTTGATATACTGATGATCATTGCTACCGAGCGAGATAATAACATGTTTGGCTTGAAGTGGCATATTGCCAACATTTTTATCAACCCATTGTTTTGAGTTGATTCCACCTTTGGCATATGCCACGCATTCCTTTGCGAACATCTGAGTACCTACTGCTATTGAATCACCTACGATTAAACATTCTAGCATATAAACTTTTCATTGATTGTAGTAGGTTATGGAAACGCATATGATACTGCGTTATATTTGGGCAGTCTCTGCCTTGGTTACATCTATCATCACAACAATATCTTTTCATAATCTCTCTGGGAAATAGTTTTGCATTGAGCCTTCTCTACTTATATCCGAGGTGATGCAATGCAATCCACCATCCCAGAAGTAACGATGCCTGAAGTTAACAAGATGCGGAGTTATACCACGTTTACTAAACGCATTAAAAACTTCCTCACTGTAACCAGAGCACGCAACATTGTGTTCATCGATAACAAGCATGTTGACATCAAACACACTTTCTTCTACATAACCAACCCAATGACTAAGCCATGATTCAACGAACTCAGTAAACTCATCATTCAGTTCTTCTCCTGGCACCCACCATTTACCTCTGTTCTTATTCTTCAACTCAAGAAATGGTTTTACTTTGTTCCATCCTTGATCTTTAAGATAAATTACTTCCCAATCAGGGAATGTATCTTTATACGTAGGTATATCGCATAGACTAATAATCAGCCCAGGAACAACAGGACAGTAAGTTCCATCGGCATGCCCTTCGGTATCAATAATGTGGCAACGATAGTTTGGAAATTGGTCTTGGTAATGTTTCTTTAGTTCATCAAGTGCTTGTTCTTTAAATCTATTCAGAACTTTACCTTCATTCCACCAACCAGTATTGGTGCCAAAGTATAGATCTTTACCAATGCGTGTAGTTGTTGCTGAGTTGAACCAATACAATAATGCTGGATCTTTTGGTGGGTTAACTACTCTGATATCATTAATGATTTTATTGCCCTGCTGATTGATATGATTCAATGCCTCATCCCACATAACATCAGTACTACCAAAATAGTTTGGATTAAATCCATCTTCATGAATTGCTTGCATAAATTGTGATTTAAAATAGAATTTATCACCAAGCATAATTGTCCAATCTCTCGGACACATTGGAGGTGGTATAATCTTACCATTATACATGTAAGTTCTGTAGTCATCACTAAGTTGTGGACGAATAACCTTGACGCTAAACTTCTCCAACAAATGAATCAATGATTGGTAATCTTCTTCTGTCTCTGCAGCGATACGTTCCATTACTGTTCTAACTCTTGGATTCTTAATAAATGAATAGAATTGTGGTGAGTAAGATCTACCAACCAAACAGGTGCGGAGTGGATCCCAGTGTTGATAAACAGAATACATTATAATTTTCCTAATTCTTCGTAACCATCTATTTGTTTATACTTTGCTGCTTCTCCAAGGTAAAGGTATTTGTATCCTCTATCTTTGTAGATTGCGCATGCGTTCTTTAAACTTTCTATACCGAGTTTAAGATCTGGGTTTTTGTAGTCCCAAGCAAATTGAATTGCTTCAGCATTATACCTATCATGTAATCTAATCATGTCCCACGCAATGAATTTCCCACCATCATAGTAGCATATCATTTCAATATTGGCATCATTATATTGACTGCTGAATATCGGCATCACACTATCAAAATTCTTATGTAGACAATACTCTCTGTATATCCTATTATATTCATCTTCGAGTTCACTATGCAAATACCATTCAGTGACACTTATGTAATTAGTTTTATTTAAATCAATTCTACAAAATTTCATCGCCAGTTTACCACATCATCTAATTCTTGTTGTCCCCAAACATCATAGTAGCCTTTACTCTTCAGCTGGTCAGATGCATGCTTTAATTTATCTGCTTTCTGTATGAATAGTAAACCACAATAGTTGAAGTTCATTAGCAATCCATTTATAAATTCAACTGCGTATGGATGATCTTCAAGAACAACATAGTTTTTTATCAATAGATGTGTATTTAAATCTTTAACAAATTGTTGTAATTGTTTTGGTTCTATTTTGTTATGATCAAAACAAATTATAACAACATCTTTTTCTTCTAATGCAGGAAAAGAATCATTAATAGAAATTGTTAGATCATTGATGTCAGAGAATCTAATATCAATCTTGTTATTAATACGAGCCTGTCTAGCATAGGGACATGGTGGCCAATTACCAAGCAATGGATCTGGTTTCTCTAAGAACTCAACCATCCACTCATTTAATTGTTTAATAATAAATTCTTGATTCACAATATACCTGTATAGTTTATTGACATAACATATCTATCATCGTTAGAATTATTTACTTCTGTCTTGTGTGGTAGCCACGCAGGAAAAAATATTAGATCTCCTGTAGATATATTAATAGGATACCAGAAGTCATCTGTGCCTCTAAGATTAGAAGGCATTCCTCCCCAATGATATTCTAATGGGTCTCTTACCATTAATCTACCACTGTTCTCTGGCACATGGAGATAGTAAGCAGCAATTATATGTGCACCACGATGTGTATGTTCACCAGTGTATGCTCCATTACCATGACGATTTACCCAGCTAAGCAATGGCATATACGTTTGCGTTTGTAAATTCCATTCATCAACAACTTCATCTATCTTACTATGAATCCAATCTCTTAATGGCTGAAGTTCTGGCCAGTGTAGTGGAGTTTCTTCATTAATATTACTCTTACCTCTTGATAATGTAATTGTACTTATGCCACCATCAAACTCGTGCTGAGAGTTTTCTTTAACAGAATCAAGTAGTACATCAAGGTTTAACTTAACTTCATTCCAATTATTTAATTGGTAGTTATCTCTAAGGATAACACTTGACCATGGATTATACTTATTCATTTCTTACCTGAGAAATTAGTTGACATGACATAACGTGGTTCATCTGTGTTTGATTCTTCAGTTGAATGTAATAACCATCCAGGAAAGAACAGAACATCACCAGTTTTAATATCAATTGGGTATCCATTAGTTAGATCCATTGTACTTCTTTCATGACTAATAGTATTATTCCAATGATTCTCAAGTGGATCTCTTGCTATAAATCTACCACTATTCTCTGGAACACTAAGATAATATGTTACTACGATCTCACAACCACGATGACAGTGTTCTAATGTTTTTCCAGTTCGGTAGTGCCTATTAATCCAACTACCTGCAATTGTGTATTGATCATATGATAGTTTCCATTGGCGTTCAACTTCTGGAATCTTATCTCTTAACCATCGTATAAAATATTGGAACTCATTCCAATTATATGGTGGCTCTGCTCCTTGTTGAACTGTAATTACAGTGCTTAATGAATTACCTGATTCTAATTGAGAATTTTTTGGAGTAGTATTAAGTAAGGCATCTGCTTTCTGTTTGATATCATCCCAATTCTGAACTGGGCAGTTATCTCTAAAAATAATAGGCGACCATGGATCAATTACTTGCATTGGATACAGTATCTAATGTAGTTTGGTTGAATACAGTTTCAAACACAAAATTTATAATTAATCGTTCTGTAGTAACTCTTGGGTTTGATGATGCATGGAATCTATCTGATTCAAATATAACTAATCTGTTTTTCTTTGGTGAGATTCTTTGCATTACAGTAAGTTTATCTGGTAATTTATCTGGCAGAACCATTTCATTAAAGACAAATGTATCACCATCAGAATCATTTATGTAATAAACTGCGCTGAACATGTTTGGATTACTATTATCTGCATGAGGAATATTATAATGACTCTCTGGAAAATTAGTTTTCCTAAGAAGATTAAATTTAATTTTTTGTGGTGCTACTGTAATTCCTTGTTGTTTCAGTATATCCATAATCGTAAGTGTTAATGGACGAATAAAAAATTCATATTTACCAAATGGTGGCTCTGCCATAGCTCCAGGTGGTGACCAAATTGGGCAAACCATTTGTCCTTCATCAACTGTGTTTTCATCTTCCATTACTATATTAGAAAATCGAAGACTTGGATCTTTTATTGATGTTTTTTGTTTGTACTCATAGAACAAAAAATTAAGAGCATCATGATGTATTGCCTCAGCATATGCAGGAGTCAATAAATTATCTACAACATATGGTGTTTTAATCATTTTGAAATTAGGATTCCGAGTTCAGGTAGATACAAATATTTTAATTCTGATTTACGTAGAGTTGCCAGTGCTTCATCAACTGTTTCCACAATTGGATCACCACCAAGATTAAAACTAGTATTAAAAAGTATGGGCACATTGGTCTGTCTATTAAATTCAGATATTAAGTTATAGTAATGTTTGTTCTGTTCTTCAGTAACAGTTTGAATACGGCAGGTGCCATCAACGTGAGTAATGGCAGGGATAACTAATTTCTTATCTTCAAGCACATCAACTGCATACATCATGAATGGTGATTCTTCAAGACCACGCATATCAAAGTAGTCATGCACATATTCTTTAAGGATAGACCCAGCAAATGGGCGATACCATTCTCTGTGTTTAACTTCATTGACAATATCTTTACCATTTGGTAAACGAGGATCAAACAGAATAGATCTATTACCGAGAGCACGTGGACCAGCCTCAGATCTACCTTGATACATTGCCACAATATTACCAGCAAGAATCAAATCAACAATATCTTTATACGTGGCTGGCTTAGAAATAAACTCTTCGGTCAGTGTGTATTCATATGTAGGGGTTGGTCCAAGGTAGTAATCTTTTTGTGGTTCTGGTTTCTTGCCAGTAATAGAAGCATATGCTTGTTTAGTGGAACCAATACTTAAACCACCATCATATGCAGGTGGGTCAATATAAAGTTTAACTCCCTCTGGCAGATCTTTAAGATATTCGTAGTTCGCAACACAATTCAAACCAAAGCCACCACTGATAACTACGTTTTTACATCCTGATGTTTTAATTGCAGTATGAATAAATTCTTTTGCTTCTTGTTCAACTGCTCTTTGAACAGCATAGCATAAGTTTTCTTTGTTGTATTGATCTGCGTTTTGTAGTATTGGTGAACTCCAACCACGTGTTACTTCATTATGAATGAATAAATTTCTATTTGGCATCTTCTCGCCATCAAGGGTAACATAGATTGGTGGGATAGATTCATCTGGTTTACCATATGATGATAGACCCATGGCTTTACCACACTCAAGAATAGAATGACCAAGTGCTCTAGCCAAAGAATTATAAATCATTCCTATACCTGGATAGCTGGTAAATTTAATTTCACCTACCCAAGATGTTGGTAGATTAGTTCGATTCGATGATACTTTATGTAATACTTTAAATTCTGAAACTCCAGACATATGATATACGGAATTAATCTCACCACCATGTTGGAACTGAGAGTAATTCATCATTGCTCCTGAACCATCAAGCACTATGCAAATTGCTTCATCAAATCCTGAATTGTAAAATGCACCATAAGCATGATAGTCATGGTGCACTGGATATTCATTGGTAACTAACTGGCTCTCTTTACTAATCAACCCAATTTTACGAGCATACGCAACATAAGGGTTATCAATAAATCCAGCTTTACAATCTTCAATTGGTACAACAAAGTAATCTAATTTATCGGTAAACTCTTTGATTTTGGCAATACCAAGAAATGGATGTTCATCATATTTTCTTCTCGATAGACGTTCTTCTTCAATATGAAAAACGATCTCACCATTCTTAAGTAAACATGTCGAAGCATTATGCATGGTATTAATACCAGCAATCCAAATATCACTCATATTAACGACCTCTTCCCGCTGATCTTTTTATTGGTTTGTTAGCAATATTATTTACTGCTTTCTTAACAAGTTTACCTGCTTCTTTGCTACTTAATCCCTTTGCCATCATACCTTTTTTGGCTTTCTTCTTGGCTTTCTTGAGTAATTTCTCAGCATGATATTTTTCAGCAAAAGCAGATGGTTTTTTTTCTTCTGTCATATAATTCTCCTTATAATTCTAATGACCCCATTGATGTAACATAGGCATCGTTCTTCTCTAATTCTTTTAGAAAGTCTTCATATATTCTATGTATGTTTGATACAATCATAAATCTTTCTGAATCATAGATTGGTTTGCTATAATCTGTTGGCTCAACAAAATGAGTTACATAACCTGGACAAATTACCATTAAACCCTGTTCAACACGAATGCGTTTAAAAGGACTGAATTGATTATTGTAATTTACACCACCTCGAGGATCTAGCATTACTAGATTGCCAGCATTATTATTATTTACATTAATATAGAAAATACCAGCACCAAGGGTTGAACCATGGTGATGTGGTGTTATACGGTAAGGAACATGTGGTGAGATTACTCTAAAATATCCTTTGGCTATTCTTAGAGGAGGTAATGGCATCTCTGCATCTTCTTTGAAGATACGTTCTGCAATTTCTAATTTTTTATCTCTTACATCTAACAGAGTTTGAGGTAAATTTGGTAGTTGCCAAACATCAATACTATTTTTATCAGCATAATCAGAAACTACTTTAACATCTTTCTTCAATTGCTCTATGAACGAGTCACTAAATGGTTTTGAAATTGAAATTGGAGTATACCACAGCTTGTGCACTTCTTCTTTACCATTATATTTTAATACAGTAACGCTTCCATCAGCCATTTTCTCATTATCCATTGGCATATTATTTTCCCTTTAAACTGGAATCCAGTGGTTTAATTTTTTATCATAGAAACCATCGCATAATGTATCTGCTGGAATTATATCAAATGCAATGGTTATTCTTGGATGAGTTTCATTCCACTCAGATGATCTATGAAGGTCTCCCGCACTTTTACTAATTACAAGTAAATTATTTTTACTTTGAATAACAACTTCTTTATCTAATTTATACGTTGTGCTAGAATTTGGTTCAACGTCAACACAATAGAATCCATGCCATGCTTGAAATTCTGGAAGCCAATGATAGTGCCAATCTATGTATTGTCCCTGTTCAAAAACATTTACCCAACATTGAAGATAACATGGTTTATATGGCATATCTTGATGTTCTCTAACCCTATGAAATGTTTCTCGTATTTCATTGTAGAGTGAGTGGAAACCAGGGAGTGGATACATCATAAGATTATATTGAGAATATAATTTTGCTTCAGCTGGAACATTACCCTTTGATTGTTTGGGATCAAACCCAGTACCATCATCAGTAAAATTGCTTAGAACAAAATTCCTCAATTCAATTGAAGAGTTTCTTATTTCATCAACATCAAGATCAAGCAATCTCGTGTAGATATAATTTTCATGTAAGGTTAAATCCATTATTTGTATACAAACTTTGTGTAATGAACTAGGATTGTCCAACGTGGTCCATCTACTACTTCTTGAACACGATGTTCTTCAACACATCCTTTAAATGTTATTATAGAACCCACTTGTTTTTGGTGTAACCATGACTCAACTATATTGCCATTGTTATCCCAAGTTCTACTTTCAGTAATTCCACCAGAATACGTATCATTCAAGTATATAACTGACGTAAATCTATTTTCATTATAGTCTTGAACATAACCATCATCTGATTTTGGAAAGTCATAATGCCACTCTTGTTTAGAACCACTTGGCCATTTTACAATTTGCCAGTAAGCAGCAAAAGAATCTTTATCTATTTGTTGTATATGACCATTAATTCTAGAATCAATTAAACGTATAAAGTCATTTTCATGCATGTCATTATCTTTAAGCCACATTCTTAATTTATTATCTTGAATTAAGAATGTATCTCTATGCTGCCTACCATGTACATTATAATACTTATTGTGCATCTCAATAAGAAGTTTACATTCATTTGGTGTTAACAGGGATGGATCTTTAATATACATTATTTGAGAACTATCCAGAAACGTCTAAAGTGAACTTGATGAGTACCCCTGCGATACAATTCTTTGGTAGTATAATCCCAATCATAAACATGTCGGATTAACTCTCCATTGCGCACCCAAGACCAATCAGCGTTCAATGATGCTGTGTCTAACCTTAGAAATTTACAGCCAATATCTGCTAGAGTTTGTTCAACAGATTCTTGAGTAAATAAAGGTTCTTTACATTGGTAACCATCATATTGGTAATTATCAGTGTTATCTCTAAGTGAGTCTTCTGCGCCCTCAGTTGGATTAACAACGGTATCAAGTAACATACAATTAGTATGTTTCATTGCAGTAAATAAATCATTCTTCCATTGTTCAACATGACTCAATGTGCCGAAATGGAGAATCAAATCGAAATGACGATCGAATGAGTAATCAAAATTCTGATTAATCATACCGATCAACGGCTCATAATTAAGATCTTTAAATCTATCTTGTATTATTTGTAGATGTTCAGGACGAACATCAGTGAAGGAAACTTCTGCACCAAGTTTGAGTAATTCAGTTCCTATCTCACCATGACACGCACCAAGTTCTAATACTTTTTTCGCAGGAAACCAATCCTCACCAAAAATATCAATTATCTTTTTTACACGTTTTTTGTACCACTTCTCATAAAATATATGATTCATAGATTTTCCTTTAATTCACATTTATAAATGTATTTATACTCTTATATTATACATTAAACCATAATGCAAAGCAAATTTATTATGCAGCCATATATGACTTATACCTATCTGCAGCATATGATGCAGCAAATGCTCGTGGTTTAACCATAGGAATTACGTTACACATTCCTCTGATATATCCAGTTGCTTCGTTGATAACGCAAGAAGAACCATGCATCTCATTTGGGTTAATATCCAAATGAACTTCTACTTCATAATCTTCTAGAACATCATGCAACTTTAAGTACAACTCTGCAATTTTATAAACTTCATTCATAAGACGCATACGTGGTTTGTCTCGTTTCTGATCCCAGTCACGTTCACGCACCACTTCACCAAAGATTTTACAGCCATTGTTTCCATTGATATGAACAACAACAACCATAATGTAATCTGCGTACCAATCTTTTCCTATTAGAAATCGTTCAGAATCACCGCCAATATAGATCTTGGTTTCTGGTGTCTGTGCCATGATGAAATCTCTAACTTCATCAATGTTGATCGCTTTACGCATGATTACCTCTTTTCTTCTTACCTCATTAAAAACTGGAGCAGAGTGAGAGAATCGAACTCTCAACGGAAGATTGGAAATCTACAGTTTTACCATTAAACTAACCCTGCAATTGGCATACCCTGAGAGATTCGAACTCCCATCGCAGGGTTTTGGAGACCCGCATCTTGCCGTTAGAACAAGGGCATATTTTTCTTATTTACTATATTCTTTGCTGCATAAGTTCAATTTCAGAACTAATATTGGTGCCCTTAGACGGATTCGAACCGCCCACCTACTGATTACTAATCAGTTGCTCTACCAAATGAGCTACAAGGGCATATTTAAATTAAATGCTATTGAAATTCTTGTTTCGTTTGATTTGTTTTCATTTGTCCAGTGAATTATATTAGCATCCCACCAATAAAACTCACCAGCTTTTGGATATATTATTTCTCCAGTTTCAAATTCAAGTGAACCTGAATCATTGGGCACATAAACATAAAAACATCCAGCAATAATTGCTTGTATATGTTTATGTTTCCCACCAATCGCATTTGGATAACATACATTTGTCCAAACATCACCAACAAATAAATTATGTTTATTAGCCAAAGATGTTATTTCTAAGAACAGCGGTAGTAATACTTCATTACGCACTAATGAATGTTGTGCACCATTTGGTTTAGTTTTGCCTGTTGAATTATTAATCCTACCAACTGGGTCTGCGGCAATAATACAATTGATCTCAGACAAGATTGGTTGTATATTAAAATTAACAAGGTTTCTATTAATCATATAGTCTACTTATATTGGTGGTGATGAGTGGAATCGAGCCACTAACCTACTCCGTATGAAGGAGTTGCACTACCGTTGTGCTACATCACCATTGTTGAATGTACTGTTGTGTGTTTAGTTGGCAGCTTTAAATTCCTGCCACCAGATCCTCAAGCATTTCAATCTATGATGGGTAGTCATAAATTCTCTCCAAATAATGGACGCTGTCTTGACTGGCGATTATCTTCCCTAACAGTTGGGATGCCCTTTCTTTTGCTCACACATTCAACAATGGTGCCCCAAGCGAGACTCGAACTCGCAAAATTGTGCTTCTAAGGCACACACGTATACCAATTCCGTCATCGGGGCATTTTGGTTGCAGAGGTTGGATTCGAACCAACGATTTCATGGCTTATGAGACCAGACGGATAGACCACTTCCATACTCTGCGATTTAATATATATGGCTCCAGAGGCAGGGATCGAACCTACGACCAATTGATTAACAGTCAACTGCACTACCGCTGTGCTACTCTGGAATAAAACTAAATTGTGGCGGGTG